GTGGCCGGCGCCTACGCTTACACCGACAATACCTCCGGCGTGCAGAAGCCGCCCGCCAACGTAGAGCTGCAATTTGTTTCGGACGTGCAACTGGCCGTCACCAACCAGCAGCAAGGCTTCTTGAATCCGGCCGGAATCAATTGCATCCGGCCGTTTGCCGGACGCGGCATCCGCGTGTGGGGGGCGCGATCCCTCTCGCAGAACCCCTGGACCTATATCCACACGCGCAGGCTCATGTCGATGATCGAGAATTCCGTGGAGCAAGCCAGCCGCTGGACTGTGTTCCAGACCAACGACGACAATTTGCGCCGCATGCTGACGCATTCGCTGAATGTTTTTCTGCGATCCATCTGGCTGGCCGGCGGTCTGCAAGGGTCGGTGCCCACGGACGGCTACTACGTGAAGTGCGACAGCACCAATAACACGCCGGCCACCATCGATGCCGGCCAGTTGATTTGCCAGGTGGGAGTGGCGATTGCCGCGCCCATGGAATTCCTGGTTTTCGAAATGCGGCGCTCGGTGGCAGGCGCGCAAGTGGTGGAGGCGTAGCCATGGGGGCGTTACGGATCGATCCGCTGGGAGTCTACAACTTCTACCTGACGCTGCTCGACTCACAAGCCATCGCGGGCACCTTGATCAGCGTGTCTGTGAACTATTTCGTGGCGGGCTTTTCGGAATGCAGCGGTATTGAGGCCAGTTTCGAAGTGATGGAGTTGAAGGAGGGCGGATTGAATTCGCATACGTGGAAGCTGCCCGTGCGGGCTTCGCACTCCAACATCACGCTGAAGCACGGGGCCATCTACGCTTACGACGACTTGTGGGATTGGCACTATAGCTGGGTGCAAGGCCAGGGAACCCGCAAAGACGGTTTGATCGTGTTGAACGACAACAGTGGAGCGCCCGCCAAGATGTGGAAGTTCACGCGGGGTATTCCCATCAAATGGACCGGGGCGGCGCTGAATGCCTCGCAGAGCAACGTGGCGATTGAGGCTCTGGAGATCGCGCACGAAGGGCTGGAGCTGCAGTTGGGAGCCTGACGGGATATGCCGGACGAGCCAAATCAGGTAGGCATCGGCGAGGTGCGAACCGACGTGGTGGTCACCGAAGGCGTCGGGCCGTTGAGCAAGGCGGACGTGCAGCGGTTGGTTTCGCTGGTGTTGGAACACGTGCGGCACGAACAGAACAAGAACGAGCAAAGAGAAAAGGACACGGGAATTACCAATCGGGTGTTTCCGCCGGCCGTGCGATAAGACCATGCCATACGCCAAGCTCACCATCGTCACCGAGGACGGGAGCACCCTGATCCAGGCGCTCTATAATCCCGAAAAATACTCGGTTAACAAATCCGTGCAATACGCGGAGATCGGCATCCCGGGGCTCGACGAGCCCGTGCTCCAGTTCATCCGGGGGCAGAACGAGAAGGTCACGCTGGATCTGTTCTTCGACACCACCGAGCAAGGCATGGTCGATAACGTAGCGGATGTGCGCGTCTTGACCATGCCGGTCTACAGCCTGCTGAAGGTGGATACCCAGACGCATGCGCCGCTGCGCTTCACCATTGAGTGGGGCAACGGCATGTCGCTGTTCGGGCAGGGCAACACCTCCTCGCTGTGCGTGATGGAGAGCATGAACGAAGAGTTCACCCTGTTCGCTCCCACGGGCGAGCCGTTGCGCGCCAAGCTCACGGTGACCATCCGGATGGCGGCCACCGTTACGTTGCAGTTCCAGGAAACGCCGCGCAACTCGCCGAACCGCACCTCGACGGTGATGGTTGTAAGCGGCCAGCACATCGGCGATATCGCTTATCAGCAGTACGGCGATCCGACGCAATGGCGGCCAATCGCAGCCGCTAATCCCGCGATTGGCAATCCCCGCTTTCTCGATCCGGGCACGACGCTGACGGTGCCCGGCCTGACAGGAGGGACTTCTTAAGTGGCCGCCGCGCCAGCCGTGCAACCCGGAACTCCGCCGCAGAACTTGTCGTCGCTCGACGATTTCTACGTTCCCGCATACCGCATTCTGCTCAAGGGCCAGCCGCAGCCCGACCTTGCGCAAGATATCCTGAGCGTCACGTTTCACGACAGCCTGACCGACGTGGATTCAGTCGACCTGGTGGTGAATAACTGGGATCCGGGCGAACCGGCGCCCGGCCAGGCGGTGCAGGGCCAATTCCGTTACAGCAATTCGAACGTGTTCGATCCCTGGCAGGACATCGAAGTCTGGTTGGGCTACTATCGCCAGGGTCAAGACAACCTGCAGCAGATGCTGGTGGGCGAGATTTCGTCGATGTCGCCCAACTTTCCAGCTTCCGGCGGATCCACGCTGACCGTGCGGGCGCTGAGTTTTCTGCATCAGTTCCGGACCCAGCAGAAGACTTTGCAGTTCCGCAACATGACGGATTCGGATATCGCTCAAAAAATCGTGAACGATATCAATACCGATGTGCAGAAGAAGCTTCCCCAGGTCAAAATCCAGATGCTGCAGAGCGAGGTGGACGCCAACAAACAGTTAAACAACGAGCAGACCTTTCCGTATCTGGAGATGCACAATCAGTATCCGATCATTTTTCTGATGCAACGGTCGCGCGATATCGGTTACGACATAACGATCGACGACCAGACCGACACCACCAGCGGCATCCGCACGATCACCTTTCACTATCAATCGAGCGCGTCGGTTCTGCGGCCGGCTTATGTGCTGGAGTGGGGAAAGTCTTTGATCAGCTTCCAGCCCACGTTGCAGACCGCGCGGCAGGTCAACGCGGTCACCGTGAATGGCTGGAACGTCCAGACGAAGCAGCCGATTTCGAAGACCGCCACGCGCGCGGACCTGGTCAAGAACAACGAGAAGGTAGTCGCTCCGGAAGATTTGGGGGTGACCGAGAACGCGCTTTCTCAAAAAATCGAGATCGTCGTGGATCGCGGATTCAAGGACCCCAACGAAGCGCAGCAAGTAGCCCTCAAGTCGCTGCGCCAACTCGCGCAAGGATTTGTGGAAGCCAAAGGCAAGACCATCGGACTGCCGGACTTGCGCGCGGGAAGCAAGGTGAACGTCTACATGTACCCGTTGGGCTCGCCGCCGCCGCCGGGAGACCGTTTCTCGGGGACCTATTCGGTCACCGAGACGACCCACAGCATGAGCGACAACGGCTATACCACCGATTTCACGTGCCGCATGGAAGCGCGCATAACGAGTTAAGGAAACCGTGTGAGGAGGAAGACTTGGCATTAGTCAACGGCGTAGTGGTAGGACTGGTAACGGCTGTGGACCCCCCTCAGGTGAAGGTGAATTTTCCCTGGCTGGATCAAGCGCACGAGACCGACTGGATCCGCATTTCAACCATGATGAGCGGCGGCACCGCCGGATCGTTCTTCATGCCCAACGTGCAGGACGAGGTGCTGGTGGCCTTCGACCACGGCGATACGCGCTTCCCTTACGTGGTTGGGTTCATGTGGAACGGGCAGGATCTGCCTCCTGGAACCGATGGGCGGGACCGCAAACTGGTTTCAAAGAATGGACACATGGTGCGTTTCCTGGATGCGACGCCTTCCGGTGGCAGCCAGGGCGCCTTGGTGATCGAAGACGCCAGCGGCAACCGCATCACGCTCTCCGACGGCAAGGTCGTGGTGCAAAGCAAGTTCATGGTCGAAATCGAGGCGCCGGCGATTTATATGCAAGGGCCCGACCTGAATGCGGACAGCAGCGGGCCGCCGCAGTACGCGTGGAAACGCAGGGTTCTGCCGAACAACAACGCGATATGACCAGCGGGCCAAGCACATGCCGAATATCGACATTCCCATTCCGGCGGATCTGAATAAGCTATTCCAGTTTCCGCCGTGTTCGCAGGTGACGCTGAAAGCGCCGTCGCCGCTGAAGATCACGCTGCCGACCGGCGGCACGTTGAGCGCTTTTGCCGATCTGTCGCAGGGCATTCCGAGCGACTGCTCGTTGACCTTCAGCCTGATGCTGCAGGTCGCCCCGTTTCTGGCCAGCATAGAGTGTTTGCTCAAGGTGCTGGGTTTGATCGGGCCATTAGTCGAGTTCGTCAAGGCGGTTCCGGACCCCATCAAGCTGGCCAGCACCGTACCGAAGTTTCTGCAAGCCGCCGAAGCCGTGATGCCCTGCGTAGCGGTGGTGACCGGCTTTGGGATTATCCCCTTCATCAAGGACCTGCTCTGCCTCATCATCAAGGCCCTGAATTGTTTCCTGACACAACTGCAGACGCTGCTCGGCACGATGGAGTCGCTGGCACTCGGGCTGTCGGCGGCGCAGGCGGCCGGCGACAACGACCTGATGAACGCCATCCAATGCGAACAGGCCAACGCGCAAGTTTTGGCCGGCAATATGACCGCATCCATCGAGCCCATCGGCGTCATTCTGGAACTCGCGGGTACCCTCTTCAGTATCGCCGGCATGCAGCCGATCACATTGCCCTCGGCCGGATCGGCGACGGATCTGGCTTCCCTGAATACGTTGGTCGAGACCATGCAAGGCGTGGTCGGCACGCTGCAAACCGCGGCGGCTGCGCTGGGAGGTTGCGATTCGTGAACGGCAACAGCATCATCGGGCAAGGCTGGAGCTTCCCCATCAAAGTGAATGCGAAGGGCGGGCTGGATTGGTCGACCGGCGCGGACCGCATCCAAGCCGCGATCTGGATCGTTCTGTCGACCTCGCCCGGCGAGCGCCTCATGCTTCCCACCTTCGGCGCGGGAATCAAGGATTACGTTTTTGAATCCAACAGCTCCGTGGTGCGCGCGCGCTTGCAAACCGCCGTGCAGAAGGCCCTGACGCAATGGGAACCCCGCATTCAGGTGGTTTCGGTCCAGGTCTCGCCTTCGCCCGACGTAGCCAGCCTGGTGCTGATATCGATCGGTTACCAGATCCTCAATACGAACGAGCTGTACAACATGGTCTATCCATTCTTCCTGACGGAAGGGACTCTCTGATGCCGCTGCCCGTTATCAATCTCGACGATCGCAGTTATTCGGGCCTGGTGGCGGAACTGCGCCGCCGCATTCCTGCGTACACGCCGGAGTGGACCGACTACAACGAGAGCGATCCGGGGATGGCGTTGATCGAGATGTTCTCCTGGCTCGCGGACATCCTAATCTACCGCATCAACCAGATCCCGGATAACGCCTATGTAGCGTTTCTGAATATGATCGGCGTCACGCTGGAGCTGCCCGCCGCCGCGCAGGCGTATTTGACATTCACCCTGACTTCCCAGAACCTCCCCAACGCCATTGTTATCCCCCAAGGCACGCAGGTCCAGGCTTCGGGCGCCTCCTCGGGCCAGGTGATTTTCGAAACCATGGGCGATCTCCCCGCGACGGGGGC